TTAGGAAAAGCCGGCCTGTCGGAACCAGTCCTTCACGCCCGCCAGCACTTCGGCCTGGGCCGCATCGAGCGTCCCGGCGTGATGGAAATCGCCACTGCCGGATCCGTTGAAGTGCCAGATCGTCCAGGCCCAGTCTCCGCGCGCGTGGCGCTTCAATACGATGCCCAGTTCATGCTCACCAAGCTTGGCGCAATAAGCGTCCGCCCGCTTCTCCACCCACGTCAGATTGATGTCGGCGACAGTCACCATCCCCTTGGTCCTCCCCCGGGCAGAAAGGTAACCGCAGTCGCGTTGATCGCACCCGGGAATTTCAGGGAAGCAACACCATCCGGGACTGATATCCACAACCATGTTGAACCAGTGCAGGCGGCTGTTCTCGCTCTACGCTTGGTCGCAAGACGCCGCAACCTGGAGTATTGCTCCCTCACATTTCCGCACGACCCGACGCCGCGTCCCGCGCCGATGGACAGCCGATGGATGCAGTGGCCCGAAGCGCGTCGCCACGAGCGATTTCACCCGCCGCGCAACAGCATCAGCACCCGTTTCGCCGCGTCCGCAAACGTCACCCCGAGTGCCGCGCCGCCGATGCCGATGACGCCGAGCGCGCCCATTCCCATCAGCTTCCATTTCCGCACGTCCTCGGTCACCGGCTTCATGTCGGCAATGTCTTCGTTGGCGAGCGACAGCGCCCCTTCGAGTGTCCCCACCCGCGCGAAGAGCGCATCCATGCGGTGGTTCATCGAAGCGCGGCTCGTCTCCGATCTGTCCTCCGATCGCCGAAAATCCTCGCGCAGGTTCTTCACTTCGGCGATCAGCGTCCCGAGCTGCTGGTGAACGCTCCCGTCAATCATCTCCGCGCTCTCCATGTCTGCCGCATTCGGCGCTGGTCCATAGGGCCGCCGCACAAAGGCCGACGACCGTGCGGTCTATGCGGCGCTGGTCGGCCGGCGTTGCGCCGCGGGCACCGAGGAGATCAGTGCCGATGACGCGCCTCAGGCCCGTCACATCGGCCGGTCCGGAAATCCCACACCCCGCCAGAATCAAGGCAGGCGTCATAAGCGCGACGCTTCGCGTCAGCGCGATCCGCTGCTTCATTGTTTTGCCTTTCGATTGCATGTCTCACCGCTTGGGCCCCGTCCATGCGGATTTCGAGAACGGCCCAGGAGATGGCAGCGAGGACGAGCCCGCCGCCAAGGATCTTTCCCCAGAACATCATCATTCGAGGCCCAGCGCCTCGCGCACGACGGGCATGGAGGAGATGGCATAGACGGCAAAGCCGATGATCACCGCCAGGATGACGAGTTGCACCCGCCAGTCGAGCGTGACGAGATTCAACTCCTTCAAGCCCGTGACGATGCTGCCCCCGGCCGTCAGCAGCCACGTCCAGAAGCGCCCGGACCTCGCCACCGCCTTGCGCTTCGACGGCGGGCGCATGGGAACCGCCGCGGGTTCGCCCGGCACGACCGGTGCGGCCCCTTCCTCTTCCAGCCTCGCCGGCCGCCGCGCCGCGGCCAGCACATCGCGCAGCACGGCTTCGACCTTCTCCGGCTTCACCAGCGCCCTGTTGAGACCATCGCCGGCGTAGTAGGACTGACCGCGCTTCACCTCGTGCTCATTGCCCCTGGTGTCGGCCAGAACCGGAAGCGACGCCCATTCCTGCGCGAGCCGCCTGCCGAATTCGACCAACGACAGCTCGCCGGCCACGAACTCCCGGTAACCGCGGCGCTTCAGCAGATGGTAGCCGAGGCGGTCCTGCAGATCGGGCGTAAAGATGTCCGTTTCCTCGACGGAGGGCATTTCCCTCGCCAGGCCGATCAGTGTCGCCCGCATGAACTGATAGGCGCCGGCGGCGCTCGACCCATGGCTTTTCGACCACGACCTTTGCGCGTCCACCACATCGCCAAAGATCATGGTCGTCAGCGGCTGCCTCAGCCTCTTCTGCTTGTTGGCATAGATCACGTCATAAGACGCGCGGTCTTTCCGCCCGACCTCGGTCTCCCGAATAAAGTCAAGCAGAATCGCCGCGCCGGGAGGCACGGTTTTGTGCATTTTGATTTTTCCTTTAGGAACGCCCGCTGTACAGGTAAGCGGAAGATGTATCACGAGACGATACAAATAGATTGACTTAGAGATGTATCACGATATGATACATCTCTTCAGGGATAGCCTGTGATCCGCTCATTCAAGGACGCCACGACCAGGACAGTAGCATCCGGGAGAGCGCCGAAGGGATTTCCCCAGGAAATCTTACGATCGGCGGTTCGCAAGCTAACGATGCTTGAAAGCGCTGCTGCGCTTGAAGACCTACGCTCCCCGCCCGGCAATCGGTTGGAAGCGTTGAAAGGTGACAGGCAAGGCCAGCATTCGATCCGAATCAACGATCAATGGCGTATCTGCTTCGTTTGGACCGATGCAGGCGCCGAAGATGTTGAAATCGTGGATTACCATTGAACAGTACGAACTGCGGAGGCTTGAGCCATGAGTTCCATTTTGCCGCCGGTCCACCCGGGCGAGATCCTGCGGGAGGAATATCTTGTGCCTCTTAATATGAGCGCAGGCTCCCTGGCAAAAAAGCTCAGGGTTCCGCGCACGCGGATCGAGCGCCTCGCAGCCGAACAGACCGCTGTCACTACGGACACGGCACTGCGACTCGGGAAATTCTTCCGCACGACTCCCGAATTCTGGTTGAACCTGCAGGCGAGCTATGACCTGAAGATCGCGGCGGCAGCTTTGAAGGATGAACTGGCCGAAATTCCAGAACTCGAGGTTGCAGCTTAGCCGAGGTCCGCCATCGGCCAACGCCTCCGGCTCGTTGCAATCCGTCCGTCATCCTTGGCCGAACGAGACCAGTTCCTCGTTCAGCAGGACGAGGCGATTTCGCCTCTCTTGGGCCTCAATCCGCAGCGCATCGATAATTGTTGGAAATGTCGGGCCATCGACCTTGGGCTTCCCTTTCCGAGGCGAAAGCCCGAGCACCCTGTGGATCTTGGCTCGGATGTGCTTGCGCCGTTCACGGCTGCTAAGTCGGTATGGAGAAAGGCCGTTTTCCGCTCGGTATTTTTCCATCCGATCGAGAAGCAGTGCAACGTCCTTCCCCTCGCGCTTCAACACGATCAGATGCCGCATGCTTTCGTTATAAAAGGCCTGCTTCTCAAAGTTCGGAAAATGGCCGCGGCGTTGGTTATGCCGGCCGATTTCGTACTCTCGCATCATCACGTTCGTGATCATAACGAGGTCGTCCGGCACCGGTGAGAATTTCAGAAACTCCCCTTGCTCGCTTCGCGAGAAGGCGATGAAGTCGTTGCCAGCCTTATCGAGGTTATAGTGCGTGAAGCTCTTGCCGTTGCTGCGGTCTTCGGAATGCTTGATCAAGAGAGGTGTTTCGATGAAGGGAAATTCATCAACCTGATCAAGCACGCGCATGAGGAAGCCGTAGTCGGGCGCAACGCCGGTAAACACAGAGCCGTACTCTGATCGGATCTGGTCAAGAAACGCCGCCGAAACAAAACTGTTCAGGAAACGGGGAGTGTCCATCGGACTGAAGTCCGAACGGCTGAAGGCCTCGATGATTGGCGCCGTTTTCCGGATTGTCACAAGCGGTGCTGCGCCGCTGCCTTTTTGCGGGACTGCGAACGAAGTTCCCGTTTCAATGAGATTCGTTCTCTCGTAAGCGACAAGCTTAGGGCTGCCGTGAGCGATCACGGCGTCTACGGTCGAAAGCGTATACAGCCGGAGGATCATGCGATCGGTGAGGATACCGACGTATTCGCCGGTCGCATGGGCAACTGCCCATTCCCAGTGAGCCGTCATCGGCAATGGGCGCTGCGGTTTGATGTAGCGAAATCTCGGATCCGCGGAAAACGGCTGAAGTGCCCTGAAGAGCGCCTTGGATTCGTCTTCGTCGGAGTTGTCAGAGACAATTACCTCGAAATCGCGGAAGTCCTGCTCAAGAACGCTCTGCAGGGCACTAAGAGCGAGGTCCGCTCTATTGCGTGACGGGATAACAATGGAGAATCGGGGCATTAACAACCTCACCGGGAGAAGAGGCGGGGAAACTATCGGACGTTGGCAGATCTTTCAATCCAGCCGCGACGGGCAATGCGGTCGTCAGCGGCTCAGATGGTCGCTTTTAATGCGCTGAAGAATTCCCGCATCGGTTTCGGGTCGCGGAAGACGGAGGGCAAGACATGTGGGTATAGATCAAAGACCGAGCGCCGCGCTCCACATCAAGTCGATCTGGTCGTCAGTTAGCCCCAGCGCGGCACCTATCGTGGAAACAAGCGGATGCATTCGGTAGAAGGTCGTCGCGTATTCCCATTCGATCAGAGCACTCTCTTTTGCCTGTCCCGTGGGCAAAGCGTTGATGACAGTATCCACCTGGGAGGGAGAAATCCCAGCATGCAGAAGACCAAGACGAAGCTGCCGCGCAGTAAGGGTCGACATGGACGCACGAATTTGTGCCGGCGTAGGAGGTACATACGGCTGCACGGGAAATGACGGGTTGTCCGCGAGCCACTGCCCAGCGAGCTGAGTTAAACCGTAAGAGTCGTCCGGTCGATAACAATGAACTGCGTCGTAGGTCTCACCGAATGCGTCGGTGACATTGCAGTCAAGTACAAAGACGCCGTGTTCGGCAGTCGCATACACAGAATACACAGCGTTAAGCGACGGCTTTCCAAAGGAGATTTCAGTCATCACGCGGTCCTCTGGAACAATTGAATTTGATCGTTACCGGCAACGACGCCCCTCGCCCTCCATGTGCCCGCCAATTGAGCTCCCAAACCAGAATAGTATTGGGTGACGTAACTCATCGCTTGGCCGGTGTAGATGTAAATGCCGACGCTCTGGTTACGGTTGATCCATGTATTCGTGGACGCACTCAATACATGGCCAATCGGCAGACTCGTCGCATCCTGCGTGGTCCCCGTATAAACCTCCGCCGCCGTGAACCCCAGCGCGTGGGTGTGGCTGGTGCTGGTCACGCTATTCGTCGTGTCGTTGGTGATGCTTGACGGGGTGCCCAATGTAAGCGTGCGGCTTACGGAGAGGTCGCCGCCGCCGGTCAGTCCGTTGCCGGCAGTCATGGTCGTCGCGGTTGATGCCGCCCCCATCGAGGCGCGGGCCGTTGCGCCGCTTTCGGCGACCCATGTGGTTCCGTTGCCTACGATGAAGTTGCCGTTCGTGACAGGTAGCGCAGCGATGGCCGCGAGGCCGGTGTCGTAGGCCTGGACGTTTGTCCCGATCGCAAGGCCGAGCGTCGAGCGCGCCGTCGCCGCGTCGGCGTCGTCGAGGAGCGTGCGGGCAAAGGCCGTGAGCGGGGCGACGGCATAGGTGTCCGCCGCCGTCGTATAGATCATGCGGTCAGCGGCCGTCGTCAGCCCGGCGATCGACTGAAGCCCGGCGTCGAACGCCTGGACATTCGTGCCGATGACGAGGCCGAGCGTCGATCGCGCCGTCGCCGCGTCCGCGTCGTCGATCAGGGATCGACCGAACGGCGTCAGCGCCGTCGTCGCATAGGCGTCCGCCGCGGTCGTGTAGATCGTCTTGTCCGCGCCGGTCGCGAGCCCGGCGATCGAACTCAGCGCCGCGCTGGCCGTCTGCGCGCCGAGTGCCGTGCGGGCGGCGCTGGCGCTGGTGGCACCGGTTCCGCCCGCGGTGATCGGCCGCGCGGCATTGGCGTCGGCCGTGAGATCATCGATCAGCGCGTTATAGGGAACGCTCTGGATGGTCGTGTTCGGCACCCCCTTGGTACCGGCTGGTGGGGAATAGACTCCGCCTGTTCTTGGCAAGATAGCCTCCATGAAAAAGGCCCCCCGATGGGAGGCCGCCAAAAAGATTGGAAATGGTGATGATTGTGGCTGCGTGACCTTCGCCGCTCCCCGCAGTTATCGGAGCCAATCTTCGACGCCGCCAAGGTGTCGGATCATGCGGAAAGCCAGCGAACGAGCACCGCGGAGAAGCCGCCAACAAATGCCCAAAGCAAGGCAGCTCTACCTTTGGACAACCTTAGGCCAAAGTACTGCAAGACATAATGAGCCGACTGCAAAAGAACAAAAGTTACAACGCCAACATAGATATGCTTCATTACTCCTCCCGGGAACGTCGGCTCCGTTGCGACAAGTCGTGCCGACGAGCTCTCCATGTTCGCTTCGGCCCATTTCGCGCGAACGCCAATCGAGTCACAACCATAGGCAACATTGAAAAGGCCGCCAATGGTTTTCTTGCCGTATCTCGGTTTACTGAATGCGCGCAGGAAGGCTCCCGTAAGCTGGAAGCAGGGGGCACGCAAATCACGGAAGGTGGCTCTGCCTGTCCGTCAACGCCGGAACCGGTAAGGCGAAGGCAGGTCGTCGCCGACGATAGTCACCGGTAAAGTCGCCCATCGGGTTGAAGTTTTGGTAGTTTCTCGGGCCGCCGCGACCGGTTTTTTCGCCGATCGCCCGACCGAGAGCACCACCGGCGCGGCTTCCAACCTCACCGGCGGCCTCTCCGATGACGGTGGCGCCGGCAGGGCTCACGAAAGGTGCGCTCGCCAGACCCGCAAGAGGCCCGACGACGGCTCCAAAAACGCTACCGATGGTTTCACCCTCTTCCGCAAAATTGCCCATCGCTGCAACGCGATCTCGCTCCTCCAACCGCTCGATTTCTTCAAATCTTGCCATCATCTCCCGGCGCTTCCGCTCTTGCCACTCGGCCTGCTTGCGTCGAAGCGCCTCATCACGCTTGAACCTCAGCGCCTCCTGTTGGCGCTGCCGCTCACGAACTTCCGCCGTCGAGACCTTTCCGGATCGAACTTCATCAAGGAAGCCCGCGTCCATCGCTGCGCTCAATGAATCGATCGACGTCGCCGGTGCCTTGCCGATGGTCATCGACTGCCGCACGGCGTCTGCAATCGTTTGTTGAAGATCGAACAAATGCGGCGTATCGCTTCTTCGCGGCCGCGGTCCCATATCCATTGAAAGTCCTTTCTAGTACTTGTGACCGCTGCACGAGCGGCCGCGTTCGGTTCCCAAACAACGCGAGATGAAATCTAAGGCTATCTACTTCCGCCCCTTCCCCGCCGCAAAAAGCCGGCCATAATCCACCCGGCGCATGCCGTCCGGCCCGCGTACCACGGCGTCGGGGCGGGTCTTCTCCACCTCCTGCGCCATCACGCCGATATGCTTCGGCCCGGAGTCCGCCTCGTCTTTGTAGCGGAACTCATAAAGGCTGTGCCCCTTGAGCCTGCCGATCTTCTCGATGTTCTTCTTGGCGCGGCGATCGGACTTGGGGAGGAAGCTCAGCAGGGAATCGAGCAGGTTGCCGCCTGCCTGCTGCCGGGCGTTGTAGGACGCCATCTGGTTCTGGTAGTTCTGCTGCACCAGCCCGGCATAGTCGACCGGCTGGATCGACTGCCCCTGCGTGGGCACGAAATTCGGGTTCGTCACCTGCGCGCCGGAAAGCAGCGCCGAGATCTCGTTGATCGGCTGGTTGCGCTGCGCATATTGCTCGTTGAGATAGTTGGAGCGCGCGGTGTTCTGCGCGTTGATCCGCGCCTGTTCGGCATTGAAGCTCTGGTCCTTGAGCGCATTGTTCGCCGCCGTCGCAGACTGGCTGTTCTGGTGCATCTGCTGCCTGGCGTTGTTGCCGAAGTCGGCGTTCTGCAGCGCCTGCCCGTAGGCCTGCGCCTGCGCCGAATTCTCGAAGCTTGCCTTCTGGTTGGCGAGGTTGGCAAGCCGCGTCTGTTCCTGGCCGGCGTTCAGCACGGCGGCGATGCGGGCGTCGTTGGACGTCCGGTTCGCCTCGTCGATCGCCCGGTTATAGGCCTCCGACCCCGGCTGCAGGCCCTGGTTCGCAAGCCGCGTTTCCAGCGCGGCGCGGTCACGCTCGAGCTCAGGGTTGAGCCGCGCCATCAGCGCATTCTCGTATTTCGAGGTGTCGAAATCCGTCTCGTAGCTGCGCGTGACGTTGCCCGCATTGCCGATTGAAGTTTGAAGCTCCGGCCCGCCGGAAAACTGCTGGTATTGCGGGAGCTGGAGCTTCGAAGGGTCGCCGGCGGCCGGGGCCTTCGAAATGTCCATCGGCTTGCCGAGCAGGTCGTTCAGCCGGCTCGATTGCGATGTGGCGAGCGTTGCGAGATTGAGGTTCGCCGCATCGTTCTGATCCTTGATCTTCTGCTGCATCTCCGAGAGCTTCTGCGTCGCCGTCGCCACGGGCAGATCGTAGACGTTCCCGCTTAAGGGATCGGTCCATTTCTGCGTCGCATAGCTGTAAGTGAGGCTGCCGTCCGGCGTCACCTGGTTGACATTGCCCATGTATCCGTTGGCGACCGCCGTGCCGATATTGGTCGCTGTCTGTGCCGCCGCCGTCGCCTTCGGATCGGGGGGCGTGGGAGCTTTTGACTTTCCGATAGCACACCTACCTTCGATTGACGGGATGCGCCCGCCAGTCGTTGTCTGTCAGAGTGAAGATGATTTCCGCCTCCTCCCGCCCGCGAAGGCGGGGAATGCGGTGGCTCGTGAACCCGAAGCGCCGGGCGATCCCGACCATGCCGGCGTTCTCCTCGGAGACGCGCAGCACCGCCATCTGGCAGCCGATCTCGTCGAAGGGATAACCGAACATGGCCTTCAGCACCGGGCGCGTCAGCCAGCGTTTGCTGGTGGCGGCGGCCGAAAGCTCGATGATGCCCGCTTCGGGCGAATAGTTGTGGTAGACGACGCCGGCGACGAGCCTGCCCTCCTCCGTCACGCCGAGCGTGGTGAAGTCGGCAAAGCCTCTCTCGCAGCCGTCGATATGGGCGGCGACGAAGCCGGCGATCGCGTCATTCTTCGCAGGGTCGCCCGCCCCGCCCCAGATGATCATCACGCGCTCGCCTCCCCGGCGGACACCTGCAGCGTGGCGAGGTCCACTTCGATGTCGAGTTTCACCGCGCCGCCGGAGGTGATGACGCAGCCGACCGCCAGCATGTCGCCGCTGGCGCGCACGTTCTGGCGAAAATCGTAGCGCAGCGCTTCCGAAACGCCGTCCCACCGCGCCACGTCCCAAAGGCCAACGTCCCATTCCGGCGAGGCCGCGTCGCCTTCCGTCACCCGGTCGAAGGGCGGCGCGGTGCGGTCGAAATCGGCGCGGGCGAAGAGCTGTACCTTCGGCTTCGTCTTGGCGCGGAAATACATGTGCGCCATCGTCGCCGCCGTCCGCTGGCCGAATTGTCCGGCCGGCGTGAACTGCGAGAGATAGGTGGCGGCAAAGGTGAGCCCGTCGTCGGTGCCGCCGGTGTCGCCCTGCCAGCAATAGCCTTCTCGCGAGCCGAAGAAGAGCCCACCCTGCAGCGTCTCGAAGCAGTTGGCCCGCCAGTTGCTGATCGTCGCCCAGCGCCCGCTCAAGACATTCAAGACGAATGTCCTGTCGCTGACCACGCTGTTGTCCGGAAAGGCAACGAAGACCAGGTTCTGCTCGGCCCAGGGTTTCAGCGTCCAGCCGGATCCGGTGGCGTTTGCCGCCTGCCGCCAGTCGTCCTCGATCGGTCGCGAGACCGAAACCTGGCTCAGCGCCTGCCGGTCGCGCTGAAACACCTGCGACATCGGCGTCAGCCCGTCCGAGGTCGCAATCAGCACGTCGCCGCCGACGCGGATCCAGGCGTTCTTTCCGAGCGGCTTGCCGATCTGGTAGACGCCCTTCAGCGCGAAATCGCTGGCACTCGAAGGGTCGGAGCCGGCATAGACCGCGATCTCCCCTTCGGTCGAAACGAAGACGCAGAGATCCGAGAGGCCGTCGCCGCTTTCGAGCGACCAGGAAAAGCCGGTGATGAGCGACCCGCCCTTCTTCATCACCCCGCCGAGCGGGAACACGGCCGCCGCGCCGCCGATCGCGTTCACCGGCAGGTAGTATGCGTCGAGCGTCGCGTTCTTCAGGAAGAATTCGCGGTTCTTGAACAGCCAGCCGTAGTTGAGCTGAGCCATGGTCGTCGCATCCGAAAACGTGATCGTCGGCGTCGCCGTCCAGGTGGTACCATCATAGATGCGGCGCGTGTCGGCGCCGTTCAGGCAGACGAGAAACGAGCCGCCGGCGGTCGTGTGCTGGAAGGCGCACCAGTCACCGCCGGTAAGCCCGCTCACCGCCGCTGCCGTCGTTGCCGGCGGGGCGGCCGGCGCGGTCATGTTGTAGATCGCGCTTGCCGTCGCCATGAACAGCTTCTCGTTGCTGCCGAACTTGTATTTGAAGGCGCTGCGGATGGCGCCGCCGTCGGCCGCAAGCCCGACCTTGCGTGAGCCGCCGCGGATCTTGCAGCCGGCAAGGGTCGGCAGGAAATTGGTAAGCACGGTCGCCGAGCCCGGCGTCTGCGACGCCATGTCGGCGGTGGTCACGAGACCTTGTTTCGGCGCCGGAAAGGTCACCGATTGCGAGGTCTGCGGCCGGCCGATGCTCGCCTGCCCGCGGTTGGTCTGCGGCAGGCGGCCAGGGCGAACTGTCATCATGCGAACTTCCGTCATGATGTCCCCCTGTCCGCATTGATCTCCTGCAGCAGATCCGCCTCGAACTCGGCAAGGTTATCCTCGAAGGAGAGGCCCTTCTGCCGCTTCCAGCGCCAGATCAGCCCCTTCTTCAGCAGCCGCTCGGGAAAGAGCGTAGTGTCGTCGTCGGCCCGGAACGTATCGCGCTCTTCGTAGGGATCGCCGAGCACCCAGTTCTTCGACACGTAGTCGATCGTCGCGCCGGCGGCGGAAGCGGCTGGCGAGAAAAGCATCTCCCTGCCCCGGAGGTGACAATAGGGTTCCGCCGAGGCGACGCCAGCGATGACGGCCCATTGCGCGACGTTGCTCACCGGCCGGAAGAAGCGGCCATCCGCCGCCCGCACCGGTCCTCCGGGCGCCAGCCGCTGGTAGTCGCCGGGCAGCATCTCCGGCGAGCCGGAAACGGCATGCGTCTTCAGCATCCGCCTCCAGTCGGCGCGCCGTGCGATCTCCGCGCCCGCCTCCTCGGCCAGCGCCACCATCGTCTGTGCATTCGGATCGTTCGTCCCGTAGACGCTGTCGAAGCGGTCGAGCGAGACGATGTCCGAGACTTCGTTGATCACGGTCAGCAGCGTCATGGCGTCAGCCCTCCGATGACGATTTCGGAATTGCCCCAGCGCAGGCGCTCGTCGGCAAGCCCCAGCGCCGCCATCGCCTGGCGCTTCAGTGCCTCGGCAGCACCCGCCTTGGCGGCATCGCGCTCCCAGATGGCGATCTCCTCGACCAGTGCGTAGAGATAGACGTCCGGCGCTTTTTCGATCAGCCAGTTGCGTGGCGCGGCGGCCGTCAGCGGCGGGATCTTCGCGTAATAGGTCAGGCGGATGTCCTCGCCATCCTTCGGCCGCACGTTGATGGCGCTGCCGACAATCGCGTAACCGATCGGCGGACCGCCGGATGTCCCGTGACCGCTGAGCTCCTGCAACGGCAGCGCCCGCAGCGCCCGGCCGTCGCCGGCAAGCACCTGCCGCGCCTCCAGGAAATCCGCCGGCAGGCTGCCCTCGCCTTCGGTCAGTGGCACCGCCACTGTCTTCTCCATGTCGGCAACGCGCAGGACGCGGTTGAGCTTGAGCTCGGACATCACGAGGAAGCGCGGGAAAAGGTGGGCAATCTCGTCGCGGCCGGAATAGTCGCCGGCGTCGACGAGGAGCGACGCATAGTCGGATATGGTCATAGATGTCCCTCGAAGCTGCGCCAGGCGTGGTTGTCGCCGTCATTGAGCCACCGCTTCACATAGCGGTCGTCGCCTTCGGAATGCGCGCGCACCAGGTTTTCGGAATGCGCCAGGTTGAGCGGGATCGAGGCGACCTTCGTCCACTCGCCGAAGGCATTGCCGGCAGTGGCGTTGCGCGTGAATTCGTTCTGGCGGACGAGGTTCTCGACCGGATAGTCGGTCCGCCAATGGGTCCTGTTGCCGTCCTCCATCACCCAGACGGAGCGGCCGGTCTGAAAATCATAGTCGAACAGCTTCCATTCGCCGTCGCGGATCACCATGGTCACTCTCCCGGCAGCGGATCGGCCCGCTCGGCCTTGCCGTTGGTGATCAGCGCCTTGGCCTCGCCGAGGCTCAAGGATACGACGGTTCCGGCGGAGGTCCGCTCGCCGTCGTTGAGCCAGACGTCATAGGTCAGCCGGACAGGCACCGGCTTCTTTGTTTCGGACATTGCTTTCTCCAATGAAAAAGGCGGCTCCGAAGAACCGCCTTGCTAACGATGTTTCGATATGCGCGCTCAATATCGCCAGGGCTTGCCATCAAAGTCCGGGCGGGCCGCCGGGACCGGCGTTCGCCACGGCGGATGGTCATAAGGGATATCGTTCTGGTAGTCCGGGAGCTTCATTGCGTTTCTCGCTGCCGCCTGGCGTTTACGCAGCTGCAGCTTCTTGTCGGCGGGACGCAAATACCCTCGAGCCAGCAGTTCAGTTGCCCCATCAACGTTCCCGGCCGTATAGAAGTCGGCGAGTGCCCTGCGCTCTTTGCCATTGTCGAATTCGTCACCTTTCTTGAATTCGTGCTCCATGAAGCCATAGTTGGCTTCGTAGGAGTGCGGATCCAATCCTCGCTCTCTCGCCCACTCGAAGAAGTCTTTCTTCCGCTTGCCGTCCCACTGCGCATAGCCAAACGCGTCCTTATCTACACGCCCGTTCTGCCATAGGTTGCCGAAGGTTCGCCCGAAGCCACCGCTCTCGTGGTCGGAGTTTCCGACGATGGCGGCAGCTTGCTCCTCGCTCATCTTCAGCTTTTGCTGAAAATCGCGCTTCAGCCGAGCGGCTATATTGTCCGATAATATGTCGGTGGGCTTCAACTTCTGAAAATGATCGGCCGGCAATTGCGCCCGCTTGCCAAATGCCGTCGTTTCCGTCAACGCTCCTCGATAATCCATCGGCGCTTTCGCCATTGGCTCGACGAGCCGCCTATGGTCCGGCGCAAAGGGACGGGAGCCACCGCTATCCCGGTTGCCAAGTTCTTTCATCCACCTCAGGTCAACGGTCGGACGATCATCAAAATCCTCCATTGCGTCGCGCATCGAATAGCTCTGCACTGGGAAGCCCATCCAATTCAGGCTTCTTTCGGCATTCATTAACTTTCGCTTGGTCATTCATTCACCTTAGCAATTGGATTGAAACGACGAATCCAGAGCAGGCGCCGACGGCCGGTCCAGACGTCTCAGGACCTGAGAAGTCGCCCGCCACCACTGCACAACTGTCGAAAGAATCCGTCGGCTGATCGGAGAAAAATCTGGAGTTCCAGGAAATACTCTCGGCCGCAATTGCGGCTACGCACCAGTAAGTTTTCTGAACTACCGCGCCGCCGTCAGGAACAAATCGGAGGGCTCAGGCAGGGCGGCCGCGGGAAAATCACCCGAGCTGAATGAACAGAACAAGAGTCCTCCCTCTTCGATACCTGCATCACCGATAGCGAAGCTCTGTGAAGGCGTGTAGCCTGTTGCTTCCGTGGGCAGGTTCAACATCCATCCCTGTCCCTCCACGTGTACGCTTCCGGTGCGCTTTGCGATGGTATGCTCGAGCTTGAGCACCCATTCTGCTGTTTCAAATCCCCACGAAATCTTCTCCCTGCCGCCCGATCGATCTACCCTTTGGACATAGCCGGTGAGATCGAGTCCCCACGCGTGCACGATCGATTGAAACTTTACCCGCGTTTCAATCGGGTCGCTGCTCTTGCCCCATCTAGATATGCGGCTAATTTGCACCGCTCCGAAGGCTTCTTGTTCGGCTTTCAACAAATCGAAGAATTCCGGCGTACAGGAAAGCAACCCCTTCATCAGCCGGTCGGCGTCGCCGAGCGGCAGCGGGCCCAGTTCGGGCGCTCCAAACAATTCCGTAATATCGGGGAGCCGCAAGACCTCCGTGTCGTTGGCACCAACACTGTCACATATCAAAATCGACTGCCCCTCCGGGGTATCCATTTCCGAAACTGCGAACTCCGGTGATACACGACCGTCCTCCCTCGCCTCGTTGCTCCTCCAGTCGTAATATCGTGATTCCTCAAATGTGATCCCCGTTCGTGCCTCGAGCGCTTGGACAACTTTGTCCCGCGGCCAAGCAACGTGAAGCCACACATTATACCAGGAGAGCGCCTCGCCTTTTCGAACAGAGTAGTCTTGAGAATAACCGATAATCGGGAAACCACCTATCGCGATCGGCTTTGCGAAGATCGCCATTTGCTTGTAGTAGTTTTCCCGCGGCGGACCGTGCGGCGAGTTGCTCTCGCCTTCATCGAAATCGATCCTTACCGGTCCCAGCGCCGCCCTTTCCTCCTTCAGCACCGAGAAAAACTCCGGCTTGCAGGAAAGCAGCGCATCGAGCAGCCGGTCCGGCGCGGCAAAGGCCGGTGCGGCGAAAGTGAGTGCGGCGAAAGTGAGTGCGACGAGAGCGACCCGGGCCGCGATGAAACTCCTGAACAACATTGCTCCTCTCAACGCAAATGAATTCAACTGCTTGTTTCCGCGCTCGCTATCGCCCGTGCCCTGGCCGACAGGAAACGCGTGAGACACCATTTCCGTTTGCGCGGCGACCATCGCCAGTGTGCCGACGCCGTCTTTCAGATCGGATGCCCCCCAGGAACGAACATCCGCCCGGCCCCCTCCGTGCCACGAGCCGCTTGACAGTCCAACGCGCAACCCTTTTGTTGTAGAACAAACAGAGAACGCACGCAAGAGTCGCGCGGAGAATATTCATAGCCGGGCAAGGAGCGATGTGCCGGCGGGGCATTCATGCCGCCGGTCATGCCGGCGGTGGCGCCGCACTGCACATTTGTTATCTTGGGCAATTCCAACGTCTCAATCGGGGGAGCCACTTCGCCCCGATGCCATCGTCAGGTCTGACGCCAACGATTACCGCAATTATCGCGCGAAATCGAAAATCGTCTTCTCGACAGCAGCAGTGAACGCGTCGAACCTTCGGACAAAATTCGTTGCCAATCCTTGCGACAGTAACAGATCGAAACCATCGGGCAATTCTTCCATCGCACCCGTCCCCCGGGCGCGGTGGCAATAAAGGCTCGTTCCGGGAAGAAGGGCCTCGCTCGGTGGGCTGATAACGATTCCATTGGCGGGGCGCGTTGGCCGTCGATACCTCCGGCCGCCAGGAGTTGCCATGCTGGCTGAATCTGCCCTTCTCCGGGTGCCGTGCTTCGATTGCCCTCGCGACGTCGGCCGGCTTCTCGGTCGCATGAAAACCCCAACTTACGTTGCTTGGATCCATCTCCTGCAGGTAACCGATCAGGTGGAGTCCGTAAGCCTCCACCGGCTCGCGGAACCTCACGAAAGTTGCTCGTGGCTCTTCGGAATCGAGCATGTTGTAGGCGAGCGGCTGAATTTCCGTCCGCCCAAAAGCCGCCCTCTCTTCTGCGAGGACCTTGAAGAAGCCGGCGTCGCAGGCAAGCAAGGCGTCAAGCACCTTATCCGGGTCCTCGGGCGGCATGGCGCACTCTGGTGCCACATCTCCGCTTCTTTCACAAATGCCGCCTCGACTCATGTCCTCGTCCGAGTATGGATCGATTGTAGCGAAGACCATGACGCCCAGAACGAGGAATAGCCCGAAGACGCCAGCAAATAGATAGAGGATGCGCAAAAACCAGTTTCTCATGCGTTCTCCTGGCGTCTTGCGCCCCCTCTACAAAATCGTTGCGGGATAGAACATTTCATGACACACGCAGGATAAGAAAGTGAATATATTCACAACCCGGCACGCCGCGTGGACACTAAAGCGCGTCGCGTTCGCGTAAGAGAGGGGCTACATTAGCGTCGACATGTCTACGCCGGTAACAGCGCGGGACGGGCCTTCCTCGGAAATTGGACAACTCACATGCCATAAACCTGGAAAAGCTTCGAAACCCGGGGTAGTTTCCCCATCTTCGCCGAAGCCTCCTCTCCCGCGTTGCATTCGAGATACGTTCCCGGAAAGAGCTCATCCGGGCGGGCATGGATCATAAAGCTGACCGGCGCTCCAAACGCACTCTCCTGCAGCCACCCGCCATAGTATTCTCTGAATTTTTCGATTTGCGGGCGCCGCAACTCTATCGCCTTTGCGACGTCCTTTGGCAGCGCTATTACTTGAAACCCCCAAGCGTACTGCGTCGGCGCCCATCCGTGGTCCGAGTCGACGGCGACTTGCGTGTAGGCGGTCAGGCGAAGACCATAGGCTTCGATCGGTTTAGCGAAAGCGACGTGTGTTCGGCGATAACCGTACCTGTTGATGTGGACAATCTCGGGGACGCGGCCGAATGCCGCCCTTTCCTCCTTCAAAACTTCGAAGAAGTCGTTGTCACAGGCAAGCAAGGCATCAAGCACCTTCTCGGCGCTTTCTGGCAACATCGCACATTCGGGCGCCGTCCCCGCGCTTCTCTTGCAAATGGCCGCGCGGCTTTGGTCCTCATATCCATAAGGATAGGAGGACCAAAGCATCGCGCCACCTAAAGCCACACCGCCCAGGATCGACAGCACGACAAAAAAATAGAGGGTGCCCAGCAACCAGTTCTTCATTCCCCCTCTGCAGCCCCCGACATCAAAAATTACGCGAAATCCGCCAAGCAATAGAACATTACGGGAACAACCGCAAGGAGAGAAGGAAAATATTCACACGTCAGCCGGCTGCTGGCACCAAGGCCGAACGTCACTCAAAAATCCTGAGTGCATCCCTTAGCGAAAGACCGCCGAAAGGACGTCGGGTTTCTGACGCTGGATCCGGTTCCCATCGATTTTCTTCGCTCGGACTCCTCATCTCTGGCTGCTCTCTTGACTGCTTTCTTAGTATAAACTGGATCGCCGGGTCCGATGCTGGGTCGTAGTTGGGGTAGGACACGATCAGATCCGCGGACTACCCCGTTTTTCTGTAAAAGTCTGCGAAGCTATCCATTTGATCCGTGAGATCAATACATCCGGCCGAACCCGCCTCGGCGCCGCCATGAATGGAGAAGCCGTCTTTGCCCCGGTAGTGGAAGACCGGGTTCTCGCCGGATTTGTGCTTTAGCCATGCTCTTGAGTTCCCCCACGCGGCTTCAAGACCGGGCCAAGTACCGTGGTGCATGCGCCCCCACAACCGATCCCAAGTACCCTTTTCCGGCGGATACTGCAGTTGTCCAACTGAATATACACTCTCGGGTATCGGGCCCTCATTCCCTAAGTGCTGCAAATTCGGCTTTTGAAGACCCTCTTTGCCGCTCACCCCAGCCCAGGAGCCAGCATGTCTGCCGTTCTCGGTCGCCGTTAAGCGCTCTCCATCGAAGTGGAGCTTTATGCGCTTCCTGATGTTGCTCTTGTCCATCTGCATCTCCTGCAATGATCACCCCTGTGTTGGACAGGGGTGATGGAACCGGGGAGTAGTCCGCTACGCTCAGCTTGCGTCGCTCAATCCGAAGAGATCGGCAGCAACCCCGAGGCCCTTTTCGTTGTGCACCTTCAGCGCGCCCTCGCCGATGATGACGCCCTTGTCGGCGTCGCCGGTCTTGGCGACGTCGCGGTCCTCCTGGATCTGGCGCAGCCACAGGAAGGAGAGCATGTCGGTGTCGATGAAGAAGGCGTTGCGCGCGAGCCCGGCGCTCACCGCCTGCACCCGGTTCGGATGGATCATCACCGTGCCGAACGGGCCTTCATAATAGTCCGCCGTCGCGACGATGGTGTTGCGCTCGCCGCCCTGCGAAACCGCATAGCGGAACGGCGCGACATTGCTGTCGGACATGAAGGTGACGAACACGGATTTGACATAGGGCGAGACCGAGACATGGCGGAAGTTCGCGCCGTTCTGGTAGCCCTGCTGCATCACCGTATCGAGGATCGCCTTGGTGAACGGGCGCTGCGTGCCGTCGGTCGGCGCCACCGTCAGGCCGGTGGCTGCATTGAACCCGCCATTGGCGCCGCCGGCGCCGCGTGAGACGTTGGAGGTGAGCCAGGTGCTGAGTGAGCCGAACTCGCGGGTGGCGCCGCTGACGGAGGCATTGGTGTCGGCGATCGCAAATTCCACGTCCTTGCGGATCTCGACGCCCTTCTTCAGCTTCTGGTACTTGCGCTTCTGCACGTTGCCGGCCTCCGCCGTCACCTCTTGCGTGGCGGAGATGATCCAGTCCTTGCGCATGATCTGGGTGTAGTTGCCGAGCCGCGTCGGCGGCGTGATCGCGCCGAAGGCGTATTCCTCGCCTTCCTCGCGGATATTGGCGCCTGGCGCGGCCAGTTCGTCCGTCTCCCATTCCGGATGATAGGTGGTGCACTTGCCTTTTTCGATCAGCGAGTAGATCGGCGTATCTTCCGGCGTGATGCGCGATACGACGTCGGAAAGCTCCTCGCGGTTGCCGACGGCCTGGGTGGTCTGGAACGTATTGGTGAGAACTGCCATTTTCTGGTCCTTCTGTGAAAATGAGATCGGCCGCCCGCGCGTGGAGTTCACGCGGGAAAAGCCTTGATGTCGTTGAAATGATCGGTGTCAGCCCGGCTTGCCCCTCGCCCGACCCTCTCTCCCTGCACGCGGGGAGAATTGGGCGAGGCACCGCCACGCGTCTCCTTCGCCCCGCAGGCGGGGAGAAGGTGGCCGGCAGGCCGGATGAGGGGCGTGCAAAACTCCCTGCGAGCGGGCTACTCGAAATCGACCGCCATCGCGTCGCGGATCGAGCCGGTCCTTGCCAGCCGCTGCATCGCCTCGCGACTTTGGCGCTGGTGGCGCTGCGCCTGGTTTCTCGCCTTCATGCGCGGCGCTGCGGCGGGGGCCGCGGCCACTTTCTGCAAGGCCTTCGCCCGCGAGCGTTCGGCGATGAGGCCGAGCCGGGCGTAGTGCGCCAGCTTGAAAAGCCGATGGTCGACAGCCTCGCGCACCTCCTCGTCGGAGAAGCCGAGCTCGCGCGCCGTCTCGAAGGCATCGGCGAAGAAGGCGTGCCGCCCCTCGTCGTGTCCCGTCTCGGGGAAGGCTTCGAGAAGCCTGGCATTCTCCGCCTCGAGCCTCTCCTCGTTCGCCGCGGCCTGAAGTTCCGCCGTGACGCTTGCCGGCTCATCGCCAAGCGCCATCACCTGGGAGAGCTGTTCCAGCCCCGCCCGGTGCAGCGCCCATTGGCGCTGATAGGCCTGCGGATCGTAGAGCCTCAGTTCCTCCGGCGGCTCGTCCGGGATCTGGCCGGCGATGAGTTCGGCAACGGCGTTGGCGGTGGCCGCGACACGGCTGCTCATCGTTTCCAGTGCCCGGCGCCCATTGGCAAGGTCCTGGGTCTTGTGGCGGTAGTCGCGGTCGCGCATGTAGCCGAGCTTCAGTTCCTCAAGCGGAACCTGCTCGCCGCCCTTGAGCGTCACGACCAGATCCTCGGCTTCGTTGGCCGGCTCCTCGTCATCGAGGCCCGGCTCGTCGCCTTGGGTGTCAGGATCGTCATCCTCATCGGCGTATTCCGTGGTCGTTGCGCCCCACGCCTCTTCACCCTCGTCGTCCGGATTGGCCTCGTGCAACTCCCGGAAATCGAGGTCGTCGAAACTTGCAGGCTCGAGCGATCCGTCAACGGTTTTGCTCCCGCCGAAAGGCAGGTTGGCACTATCGTTCATCATGGAATGACCTTTCAAAGCATTTTCAGGCGAAGTGGGATTCGCCCAAAATGCGCTAAAGAGAGGGACCTCGGCGAAACGGCAGACGCCCCTTCGCGAAATCCTTGAGATAATTCAAACGGCTACATCGGTTTCCTGAATCAAACCGACAATAAAACCGGCCAACGGCGAAGCGCCATCGGGCGCGCCGCCCATGATACGCGTTACGCCGGCGCGCTCGTTCCCTCGGCCCCGGCTTGCTCCGTCAGGAACCTGAGCTTGCCGCGGAAATTCCGGATCGCCCGCGCCTCCGCCGCAAAGGCCGCGCGCGTCTCGTGGTCTGTAGTCTTCGCATTGATGCAGCCGTTGATCGCCGCCGCTTCCAATTCGTCCATCAGCCGATCGAACAGCGGATTGTCTATGAGCGCCCGCGCCGCGGCAGCCCTTTCCTCTGGTTTCATGTCACGTTGCCTCCCGTGAAGGATCCGCGCCGTGCGCGCTCCCGTGCCAAAAAATCGCTACACGGCAGGATTGATTCCTGTTTTGTTCTGGACTACCCATTTGCATGCGCAGCATCGTCCTTGTGGAGAGGTTCCTCAAAACCCGACGACCGCTGGAGCATCAAGTTTGTATCCGGCAATTTCGCCAATGGGTCCCTGAAACATGAAGAAAATCGGCTTCGCGTTCGATGCTGTCGTCGGCCTCATCCTCGATATCCTCGACCTTCTCATCGTCGAGTTTTTCCTGCATCGGACGGCGCGCATCGTCGTGCCGCTGGTCAGTTTCGGTAGAGTGAAAGTCGAAGAAATCTATACTGACGACATCGCCTTCAACTGGCTGGGTTTCAAGCGCCTTCCGTCCGGCCGCTTCCTTCTCAGTTCCACCATGAGCAAGTTTGCCGGTGCGCTCTTCTGGCTGCTTTGCCTTGTCGCCTATCTGAGCTTCACCCGCGGGGTCTAGCTCGAGGAAAAGCGTGCGGTTCTCCGTGACCCGCATTGGCATCATTCGCGCCAGTCGTCTTGCGCCCGCCTGAGGGAAACTCTGCCGGGAAACAGCTTATCCCAAATGCCGCTCTTCTCCGGTGAAGAGACGCCGTCGGGTGGTACAGTCGCGGCAGGTAGTCGAGACGTACGCTCCGACGGTGCCATTGCCGGGCCGCCGGGGGAACCCACCGGATCTTCCTTGTAGGACTCTTCCCAGAACCCCGGATTCTGATGGTACGCATCACGGGCATCGTGCCATTCGATGCCGAAGTCTCGCGCTATGCGATCCGCATAGGCTTCATCCGGGTTGAGGGTGTCGTTGAACATAGACTTACCCAGCTTGCGGCCAACCTTCTTCAGTCGCCGTTTGATCAAGAAAGGATACATAAAACTCTCCTTGTTGCGCGAAGCCCACGCCCCGCCCGCATATGGAGACGGGCGGGATGCTGGTTTCGTCACTGTTTGCTAAGATGAGCGACGCCACACGTCGCCAAACATGACTCATCGATCCTCGTACCGCGGTCTCGGACCGCAAAGGATGAAAGCGGTAGCCGGGGCGAACCTAAGCGGAAGCTTGCGCCCGCGCCGCTTTGCCAAACAGCGAGGCCGACAGGAGCCACAGCGCGACGAAGAACCCGGCCAGGACGATGCTCGCCCCCGTGGAGCCTAATCCGCCGATCAGCGCGATAACGGCGATCGACGCCTGAGTGAGCGCCATCGCGATCAACGCGCGCGCCATTCCACGTGGCTGGAAACGCGCGACGACGGCGCCGATGAGCCCGACGGCGAGCACTCCGCCATACATCAGGTTGGCAGGGTTATCCTCGGTTCCGATGATGCCGACGGCAAGGTTTATCCATATGAGGAGGAATGCTGCCGCGAGCGCTATGCCGACTGCGGCCCGGTACTCCCTATTGCTCGTCATCCTCGCCGCCAGTTCCCAGGCGCCGCAAGCACCGAACAGCATCGTGCCGAAGACAGTGAAATCGGTCACATCCCAGTTCACTTCATCGGTGAACTGCATCGCCAGCCAGGGCAGCAGCAACAGGAGCACTGCGATTGCCCAGGGCGTCGTCCTCCAGAACCGCCCGTGCCGTCCGCCGCCGATTTCCGTCTTTCCTGCCATTGCCATACCTCGGTGACCGAGCAGATGAGTTGAGCCGTTTCCAGGGAACCCCAGGGGTAGCTGAACCGTCGGTCCATTTTCCCGATGAAATGCACCGCTATATTCACGCCCGGTCCGGACGCCGGTCAAGGCGGCAGCCGACGCCGGCACATCGCTTGCCTATTTGTCCGCCCGCTTGGTGCACCGGATCTTTTGCTTCACACAGGCGATCTGCGGCGTCGAGCACTCGGCCGCGCCGTTCACCACCGCACAGAAAGAACACTGGTCGTTGAACTCCAGGCAATCCGGATTGGCGCCCATGAATTCCTTCAGGCTGTCGTCCTGCGTTTGATTTGTTCCTGTGGCCGCCCCGACCTCGGCCGAAAGCGCGGCCACAGCACTGGCAACGGCGAACGCGAACGAAAGGGCGAACTTACGGACGGCATATCTCATTGCATCCCCTTTCGCGGGTCGACGATCTTGCTGCCTGCAGTCACCCCGCCAGGTTGCGGATCGCGCGCATGAAGACACGGGCGCCGATGCCGATCAGCGCGTCGGGAAAATCATAATCCGGATTGTGCAGCCGCGGATGGTTTTCGCCGGCGCCGAGGAAGAACATGGCCGAAGGCGCGACCCGGCCGAAGAGGCCGAAATCCTCCGATGCCTTCATCGGCAGCGCGCCCGCGCCCGGATCATGGCTGACGCCTTCCTCGTCGAGCGCCCGCCTGAGTTCGTCGACCGCCGGCGCCGCATTGCTGCACTGGTGGAAGACGTCCTCGTAGCCGATCGTCGCCTTGAGCTTCGCCGCCTCGGCCTCCTTGCGGACGAGAACCTCCGCAGCCGACACCAGCGCCGCCATCCTCTCGTCCGTCAGCGTGCGCAGCGTCGCCCAGATCTCGGCGTAGCCGGGGCTGATGCCGAAGGCCTCCTCGCCGAGCTTCGCATGCGTCACTGTCACCAGCGTGAAATTCTCGTCGAGCGCCCCGCCAGCACCAAGCGCGGTCAGGCCGCTAAGGAGCTTCGCCAGCGCAAAGGTCGGCGCGATCCCGTCCTCAGGCGAGGAGGCGTGCGCCGTCTTGCCGGAAAGCGTGATCTTCATGCCGCGCGAGGCGCAGTTGACCGGCCCCTCGGCGAGCGCGACATGACCAAGCGGCAGGCCGGGAAAATTGTGCAGCGAGAACACGAAGTCGGGCCTCAGCGCGTGAAACTTCGGATCGGCGAGCACCGCCGCCGCCCCTGCCCCGTTCTCCTCGGCCGGCTGGAACAGGAGGATCGCCCTTCCGCGCGCCGGCCGCAAGCGGCCGAGCCCCCTCGCCAACGCCATCAGGATTGCCATGTGCCCGTCATGCCCGCAGAGGTGCCCCTTGCCGATAACCTCCGAGCGGTGCGGCAGGTCGGAGACCTCCTCGATCGGCAGCCCGTCGAGCTCGGCGCGGATCATCACCGTCGGCCCCTCGCCGGTCCCCCGGTAGATCGCCGCCACGCCGTGTCCGCCAAGCCCGGTGACGATCTCGTCGGCGCCGGCTTCTTCAAGCGCCGCCGCGACCGACCTTGCAGTCTCCGCCTCCGCGCCGGAAAGCTCGGGCCGACGATGCAGTGCGCGCCGAAACGCCGTGATCTCTTCCAACTCGCCGCTGCCCAGAAACATGTTTCAACTCCCCGAATGCACGCACCGCCGATGACGAGGGCCTCCGCCGAAATGCCGCCACGGCTGCATGGACTACGGCCACTCCGCGTTCGCCTCCTCGCTGCGGCAGATTTACGCTCGTTATATTCCTCGTCGTTGCGACGATAACGAGAGTCTGGGTACCGGTCGGATCCTGCCGCCCGACGTTGCCGCTGTGATGGCGTTAAGTTCCGTCCCGGCACCAGGATGACATTGCCCCGCCCGGATCGTAGGCCAGTCTCTGACCGATTTTGGGTTGAGGCACGGCTTCCGTATTGGTGATTAAGGATTTGCCCCCGGACGGTCAACGGAGGCGCACTCGCCTCGTCCGATAATTGCAGCCGCCAATCTAGTCCCGAATCCGCGCATCTTCCTCGCCCGGCTTCTCGATGGCCACCGCCTTCGCCCGGATTTTGGTTTTCACGGAACCATAAACTCCAGCTTCGTCACAAAAACCCATACTGATCATCACCGTGAATCGGCCGTCGTCAAAACCCAGGAATTCGATATCACCGAAATCGTCATTCGGAATGATGCCAGGCGGATCGAATGAGATGTAATCGACCCCCTCGAACACCAAGAAGCCATCCTCAATATCTTCGGCCGTATAGAAATCCCAGGTCTCTCCGCGAACCCGCGATATGGCGTCGACCTGGATTTTGACCTCTTTCTTCCAACCATCAAGCATGATGGTCTTGCAGGCGCGGTCGCCGAGGTAGATCGTGTTCAGGAATTCGTCGGGCTTCATTCTCTTACCTCATCGGCCAATGTGCATCAGGGCTGTTGTACGGCACCACATTACCCCAAATGTCAATCGAAGGGCCCTGATACGTCTTGCCTGTACCAGTGCCCAACAGGTGTCCATGTCCATGCGGCGTTTTTCTGGAGCCATGCCCCTGCGGGTTCATTCTGTGATAGTTCGAGCCATTCGGATAGCGCGTGTGTGTATCGACAGGATTTGCGCCAGGTACCGTACTTCCTCCCAGCGGTTCGAAGGCGATGTTGCCTCTCGGGTCGAGGATGTAGCGTTGAATGGGTAGCCCGGTGCGGGGATCCACAGTCTGAGCTCTTTGAAGCTCTTCCAGCCGCCGCTGCAAATTGTCTCTCGCCTGAATGGAAGAGGAGCCGCCCGGCGGCTCCAGAAACGCCTCGTTGGGGTTGAGGTGTCGTATCTGCCCCATGAGGATCCCTATTTGATCCGCCATCTGTTCTTGCGCCGGCGTTCTTGCCGGGAGGCCGCGCCTTGCAGGCGGCCGAGCCTGGGCAAATTCAGTGCCGCCCCAGCTATGCCGGCTCTCGCTGCGGCCCCACGTCGGTAAGTGGCTTCTCGCCCCCTCGCCGAAATCGCGCAGTTCTAGGGCGCCGCCGATTCCCATCGGCGCTTCGCAAAAGTCGTCTAAGTCGCTAATTCTCCTCACCCCGGGATCCCCCCAATATGCGCCGCCGCCAGAGGCTCGCCGCCCATCATTTCCGCGGCGTTCTGCTGGCGTTTCAGGTTCAGCTCCGCGTCAATCTGGTAGCGCTTGAGAGCACCCTTCTGCTGGATCTCGGCAAGCCTCAGCTCGCGGTCGATCTCCAGCTTCCGCCGGTCGTTCTCCGCTGAAAGCCGCGCCCTCTCGGCATCGGCTTTGGCCCGCATCTCCAGCTTCTGCATTTCCGGGTTCGGCTGGCTGGCGCTTGCCTGCATCCGCCGCCCAATCTCCTCCGGCGTCGGCTTGGTGAAATAGAGATCGGGCGACTTCAGCCCGGCCGCCTCCACCGATTTGGCAATGCCGTTGTAGAGGTTGTCCGGCGAGACATAAGGATTGTCCGGCCCGAGCGTCATCAGAAGCTTTTCCTGCAGCTGCTGGATCATCTGGATCATCATCATGTCGCGCTCGCGGGTGCCGGCGCCGAGCCCGGTATTGACGGTCGCGTCCATCTCGGCGTTCCAGTGGCGCGGGTCGAAGCTCGCCCATTGGCCGCGCAGCCTGACTGTGCGCGGCCGGTCCTGGTGCTTGATGACAAGCCTGAGCAGCCCCTTGAACACGCGCCGCAACCCTTGCGCAAAGGTGCGCACCATCAGTTCCGTCTGGCCGATCCCCGCCTGCTCGACCAGCGCCGTCGCCCGCGCCGTCATGTTCTGAAGCGCGTCCGGGGCAAGCCCGCTCGAGGCGTCGGAAATGCCGGTGCGGTCTGTCGCCTCCTGGTCAAGATAGGAAAGCATCGCGAAAGACTCTTTCGCGACGAACGGCACCATCGTGTAGCCGAGCGCCGCGCGCGCATCGATGCCCTGGCTGACGCGGATCGGCTGGCCGAATTTCGGGTTGAGCACGGCTTCCGGATTGGCGATCGCCCCTTCCTGGACGATCGGCTGCTGGTTGTTCTGCCAGTAGAGATTGTCGAGCGTCTGGCGCATCAGCACGGTCTTCACCCGCTGGATTTCCGCCATGTCGTCGGTGACGGAGCCGCCCTCGCGCTGGTGCGGCCGCCGCTCGACGATCAAGTCGGCGAAGGGCACCTCGTCCCATTCGTCGTTCGAAAGCAGGTTCTCCGCGCCGGTGCCGCCGGCAAAGACAAGGCGTCGCAGTTCCGCAATGCCGTCGTCGTCCGCGTCGACCTTCACGTAGAGCTCGTAATAATCCACCTCCTCCAGCGCCTTCGGCACCGCATCCCTTGCGGCGAAGGCATCGCGCCGTCGGATGAACTCTTCGTCGTCGCGGCCGCTATCGCCGGTCGAGGCCGGCAGGCCTTCGATGAGGTCGCGGTCATGCCCCATCGCGATGAGATCCGAGCGGCGCATGCGTGTGGCAATGCCGGTGATCGGGCTCTCCTCGATCGAGAGCGCGTCCGGATGGATCATGAACTCTTCGAGCGGCACCGCCGCCAGCCGCGGCGTGCCGCGCTCCACCTTTCGGCGGATCTTCACGCTGTAGCTCGGCTGCTCGATCACGCCCTCGAGTGTCTGGATCTTTTCGATCGTCTGCGACTGCTCGAGCACCTCCACCGAGTCATCGCCGACGAGCTGGACGAGCGCCGTCTCGTCGAGCCCCGTATGGGTGGAGACCGCGACGGAAATCTTGTTCTCGTACCACCAGCGGATCACGCCGTTGCGGAGCTTCAAGGCGTCGTGCGCCGCGTCCTGCACGGCGTCGTAGCCGTCGCTTTCGGGAAAGACGATGTAGTTGATGTAGTCGGTCGCCTGTTCCGCCGCCGCCTCGTCGCCCTCGTTGACGGGCGCGTATTCCACCACCTTGTCGTTGCCGAGGATGGTGCGGATCAGCGACGGCAGCACCTTCTTGATCGCCGCGCGGCAATCACGCGAAACCACTTTCGAGCGGTTGGCGTCCGCCGGCACGTCCCTCATCGTGCCGTCGTAATATTCCATCGCCTTGATGCGATCGACCGCGAGCGTATCGCGATAGTCTTCGCAGTCCTTCACCAGTTGGCTGACCAGTGGGGCCAGGCGTTCATCGGTCATTGCAGCCATCGGAGAACCTTTCGGGCGGTGGGATGTCCAGTTTGTGTTGTGATGGTGCGCCTGCGCATGGGGCTTCGCCTCGGCGCGCTTGGCCTGCGCGAGCCGTTAGCTTGCGCATCGGTTGCGGGGGCACAAATGACTGAGATTGTTGACAAAGACCGGAAGGCGATAAGCCTTGCCGTTTACGGCGCGTTCTGCGGAAGCGCCGCGATCTTTCTCGCGCTTTGCCTTGCCTTCTGGGCATGGCGCGTGAACAGTTTCCCGCATTCGGTCGCAACGGTCACGAGCGTACGTGACGAGGTGATTGCCGTCAGATAACGAGGTTTGGACCCCGGCCGGCGAAAGACTGTCACGGTGGGCACGATTTCATTCACCAGGACGCACAACCGAAAGACCTATCAATGCGAAGCGGCCGTGGAACTGGGCGTCCCGGAGGACGGCTACAAGATCGGTGATCGCCTCGATATCGTGCCGGCAGCCAGCACATGCCAGCGCTTCGACATCGTTGAACGATTGCCGACGCCTTGAACGGCCGTTGCGAAATGGTTGCGGAGAGGCTGGCGAGCGATCGGCCGCCTCCTCGTGAATGGGATGGCGATAGTTCGAGAAACCGCGTAACCCTTGCCTACCGCCTCGATTTATGGCGCCATCAACAGCCTGCCTGTCGCAACACGCTCTGGGGCTTCCAATGACCGATACGAAACCGGATACTCTGGATCAGGTCCTCGCCGATCTGATCAGTGCCCAAATCGAGCAACGCCACACGAACGAACTTCGAGCAATTCTCTCGACCGGCAATGAGATCACCATGCACGGAAAGTTCACCGTCGGCCGGGACTTCATCATCTACAAGACGGCGAAGGACGATAGCGGCAAGTGGGCGATGACGCCCTTCTCCCATATCGTGCAATTGATAATTTGAGGCTGCCGCGACCACGGTCAGGGACGGCAAGCAAAGAACATGCTACGCTCCCACTCGTGTTGCCATGCGGCGACCATTCCTGAGCCGCACGGCCCGCGAGGACTTAAGAAGCCGCTCGCGCGTTTCCTTGCCAGAGATGCCTGACCTGACAACGGCGACGAATGCTGAAACCTGCATTCCCAGCGCTCCACCACATCGTCTTGTTTTCTCTCTGATCCTCGTCACGATAAGCATCATGGTGGTTTGGGCCTTCCGACCGGAGCCTACCATCTTTACCGGCTACAAAACGCCGCCAACGGCAGATCAAATCAACCAGTCCGATCGCTTGACGCAGTGATGTCGGTAAAGGCGACCACCCCGCTGCATGTTTCCTTGATTCCTGGCGTTACCAGGAATAGCTACGAACAGATAGTGAACTTGTGGCGGCAGATGGCTGCCCATCACCCGTAATCTCCGGCCGTACGCTGACCGGCATGGTATAATGCCGGTGCGTTACAAAGCCTCGACCTTTGTTATCCATAACCAACCATCGTGCCGGAACCAGCCGCGCAGATGGCACGTTGTCGTATGTGCAAGAGTGGAGTTCGTTATCATGGCTGGAAAAGACTACCGAGGACCGGAATATCACGCTTCGACGGGCCTGCCCGTGAGCATTCTACTGCTCTCTGCGGTCGCCATATCAGGCTATCTTCTACTCGCAGGATCCTTGACCAGCGAGGAGCACGCCGCCGCCAAGGTTTACTTGCCGGCTGCCCAGACCCAGGCGCAATGACAGGCTGGACCTGAAAACGAGGCTTTTGCGTCCCGCGAGCCCATCATGCCTAGATTTGCTCACATTCGGTTCCCCATGATGGGAAATGGACAAGGCAGGCATCGCGTTTCTGGCGCTCATACTCATCCTCATCGCTCTGGTGGTGAGCATCCTCGCGTTCAAACCTGAAGCGCCACAGCCGCCCACCACGCCGCCAATCATTCCGGAAAACTAGATTTGGAAGCAATTCCGTCCGCGATTGCGCAGTTCGCCACGCCCGTTGCTCGCCGCTTACACAACGCTCGGCTCAAGTAATTACGAACGCCGAAGGAACGCTTCGCGAACGAAGCGTGGATCTCTACTCCCTGTGGGCTAATCCCTCATCCGCCGCTTCGTCGGCATCCCCCTCAAACCACCTTCCGATCCGTGAACTTCCACGCCGCGGCATCGGTCTTCACCTTTGCGAACCGTTTCATCATCAGCGCGTAGCGCGAGGCGGAGATGAGGTCGTCGCGTTCCTTGACGATCCGGCCGTCCTTGCGGTGGTAGAGGCGGAATTCCTCGAACCAGTCGGTCAAGGTGGAAAACACTTTCCAGCGCCCGGTCTGCATCCGCTGCAGCATGTCGGAAAGCCCCGCCTCGACGCCGTTGGTGCCGTCGTCGAAGGTCGCCCGGTCGGGAAGCAGCGCCAGTCCCTGCCCGCGATATTGCGCGGCAAGCTGTTCGCCGCTGCCCTTGTCGTGCTGCAAGCCGTCATGCGGCCAGGCGAAGGGCAGCCACGGCCCCCAGGGTTTCAGCGCCGCCGCATGGATGATCGGCGTCGCCTCGCGCTCACGATAGGTTCTCGTCACATAAAAAACGTCGGCGTCCCGATCCCAGGCACAGGCCGTGGCCGCGAAGGGGTGGTCCCAGCCGAAGTCGAGCCCGCCGATCTGCACCCAGTGCTTCGGGATCTCGAAGGGATCGACGCGGATCGCCTCCTCCGCCATCGGGAAGACGCGCCCCGAACCGAGCGCCGGCACGCCTTTCGTGCGCGCCTCGCGCTCATGCGCCGGATAGCTGTCGATGATGCGCTGCCGCTCCTCCGCCGTGTAGTGCTCGGCATCCTCGATCGTCATGGTGATGACCTCGCGATCCGGCGACTTTCCATGAGATATCGCGCCACCACGCTGCTCAGGCCCTTGAGCGGCGTGAAGGTGACGGCAACCGATCCGCGCGTCGCATTGGTGCGCGTGATCCCCTCGAAATAGACGTCCTCCGGCGGCTCCTCGTCGAACCAGACATAGTCGACCGTATTCGCCTGCCATTTGCCGCGCCCCTGCTCATAAGCCTTGAAGAGCAGAGTCGAGGTGCTTCCCGTGACATGGCGCACCGTCACGCTGTCGAGCGCGCCGGAGGCGCCGGAACGCCGCGTGGTCGCCTGGATCGCCGCCTTCGGGATGAAGCCGGTGCCCCAGTCCTCCTCGTTGAGCGGCGGGCCGACGAGCAAGCGCTGTACGCCGTCGCGCGTCAGCTCATAGGATTCCGAGCCCGCCAGCATCACGATCGGCTTGTCGAACCGCCGGCCCACCCACCAGTTTGGGTAGCGCCCCGTCAGGTGCATCGCCGCTTCCGCCGCGCCGGCCAGCGTCTTGCCGAGCTGGTTTCCGGCCATGAACAGGCGTTCGCGAAAGGTGGCACCCGCCGCATGGAATTCGCGCTGCCTGGCATAGGGCCGGTAGCCGGCGAGAATATTGGTGCGCCGCCGGCGGTCGAGCTCCGCCATCAGCACAGCCTGCTCCTTCAGCAGCGCGTGCAGATCGGAGGGCTCGGGGCGCGACGAGGCTTCAGGCGTTGCGGTCAGGGGGTCGCAGGATCGGTTTGACACGTTTTTCCCCGCCGGTTCGCGCATTGTTCCATTATTGGCTCTTGCCTTTGGCGATCAGGCGTGGAAATTCCATCGGAATGAGAATCAGCCGTACCTTATTGATTACGCTCTGCCTCTCGGCGCTGGCGTCCTCGTGCACCGAGATCGCCGACGCCCCCGCGCCCACGCGCCGCCCCAAGGTGGCCGCCGCCGTCGTGGATAATTCCCCGCGGCAATGCACGACCCGCCAGACGCAGTGCTACTATGGCACCGGTCCGGCCGGCGAACCCTGCTCCTGCTGGTCGAGCGCAGGCGCTCCCGACCACGGCGTCACCACAAAATAAGCCACCCGCGTGTGCCGCGCGCTCGACGCGCAAAGGACGCCGCAACAAACGGCGCTGCGCTCACGCGCCGCGCGCGCAGCGCATTTCACGCGCCGGCCGAATTGGTCTTAAACCGCCCGTTAACCATGTTTCGCGTTACTCGGGGAACAGAGCGACCGGCGCCACAAGAATAACTCCATGTCACGATCTGAAGACAACGGGCCGAAAACGTGGCCCTTGAAGGGGGTATGGCATGGTAAAAACAGGTCTTGGCGCTTCGTTAGCCGCTCTCACCTTCTCGCTGGTTGTCGCCGGTGTTCTCCATTTCGCGCTGTCCCAATACCGCACAGGCGCTGTCCCCGCCGTGTCAGGCGAAATCACCTCGTCGATCCCGCGATGATGTGAACGGACCCCGTCCGGGAAGGCCCGGCTGGACGGGGCTCTGGCGCGGCCTGCTGCATGCAGCAATCTACATGTTCCAGCAACCTTTGCGCGCCTGCTAGGACACGCGGGCGCCGTGGCCGCGCTGGGCCTTCGTACTTGCCCTGAAAACGTCCGGGCCCCAGCCTCGGTTCCATGCCCGGTCTCGCTTCGCCAAATCTTCGAAGCCCCTTGCGCTTCCACTGGCACTGGCCAATGCTTGGACGAGCCGGGTCACGGAAGGAGGCATTCCCATGATCGAAGGTCATTGCCATTGCAGGTCGGTGCGCATCACCGTTCCCAGCCGCCCCGAGACGCTCGGCGATTGCAACTGCTCGCTCTGCAGCCGGCTCGGCGCGCTTTGGGGCTATTATCCTGTGAACGACGTCACGGTCAGCGACGAGCACAAAACGCTCGTCGGCTACGTCCAGGGCGACGCGAGCCTGACCATGCACCATTGCGGTCGCTGCGGCTGCACGACCCATTGGTCGCCGCGCGGGCGCGACGGCACCCGCATGGGCGTCAACATGCGGATGTTCGACCGTTCGGTCTGGGAGGAAATCCCCCACCGGCTGATCGACGGCGCAACCTGGTAGCCGGCGCGTCTCGCGCCTTGGCCTGTCCTCCCCCGCTCAGATCCTGCCCATCAACAGGAGGACGATCAGCACGATCACCAGAATGCCGAGAATACCGGAGGGGCCATAGCCCCAGCCGCTCGAATACGGCCATGTGGGGATGGCGCCGATCAAAAGCAGGATCAGAATAACAAGAAGTACGGTTCCAAGCATGTCGCGGTCCTCCGCTGCATGATTCGACCCGCGGACGAATTCCTGCAGCAATGCAACGTGCCGCGGCAATTATTGGCGCGGACGCGCTGCCGCAGCGGATGGTTGTCATTCCTAACGAATGCCTACCGGAGCAATAAGTTCCGGCGAACCGCACGCCCGGCGGTCAGGTAAATCCCACTCGCCCGCTCGCCGCGCGGCGCTATTTCGGATGTAACATCGGTAACAGCGCCGGCGCGCCAAAGATCCTTTTATCGGTTCGTTCTCAGACCCTTGAGAACGTGCTAAAATTCCTTCGGCAAAAAGAGGGGGAGAACCAATGCCACGTATCGCAAATCTTTTTTTCAAAACCGCCATCATTTTCCTGATCGCCGGCATCTCGATCGGCCTTCACATGTCGATTTCGGGTAATCACGCGCCAACCGGCGCCCACGCCCACGCCAACCTGCTCGGCTGGGTCACCATGGCGCTCTTCGGCGTCTACCACGCGCTCAATCCGCGAAAGGCCGAGAAGCGCCTGGCGATGATCCAGTATGTCGTCTACACCTTCGGCGTCGCCGTGCTGATCCCGTCGCTTTACCTGATGCTTTCCGGAAACGCCGCGATGGAGCCTGTCGTCGCCATTTCCTCGCTCATCGCCTTCGCCGGCGTCCTGATGTTTGCGGTCATCATCTTCTCGAGCAGCGAGGCCAAGGTTCCGGCCGGTGTCTCGCCGGTGCGCTGATGCAATCGGGATGAGGTGGCCTCCACCTCATCCTACCTGCGTGTTAAGGCTGAAATCCTGAAGCAATCTGCGCAGATCCACCCGCAGCGCCACACGTCCGCCTGACATTAAAGACTCCCTGCAGCACTTTGAAATTGCCGCAGGATTCAGCCCCGGGCCCGCTCCGATCCGGGGCACCGCCCCGCGGGGCGCCGCGTCCGCGCGGGTTTTCGCGCCGCGCTGGCCTTCGCCGGCGCTTCGATCAGCGGCCGGATCGTCTGATCGAGCATCCGGATGCGCCGCACAAGCTCTTCATCCGTAAGCTCGTCCAGCGCGTTGGCATTTGCCGACAGATCCTTGGGCAGGATCGAGGCCAGGAGCTTCAGATAGGATTCCGGCTTCTCCTCGCGCAGCCGCGCGATCACGTCGACCCCATGCGCCTCGAAATCCGCTTGCACCGCCTCGAGGAAGGCTCCGCCGAGCCGGGTCCGCGAGCCCTTCGCGGCACACGTAGGACCGACATTAGTCTCGTCGACAACGTCGTTGATTGCTTCGCCCGAAGGCATGCTCGAGAAATCGTCGTCGATCATCTGCACCGCCTCTTTTGCATCCGTCTCTATCCGCCGGGAGTTCCCGCGAACGAACGTGCAACAGTTCGCGCTTCGCTACCCACAATTGCGCCAGAATCGCGACTCAGATTAGCTCGCGACCACCCGCAACCCCCTGGATACGGACTCGGCACGCAGCAATGTCACGGAGCAGCAACATGCTGAAGGTTCTTGCCACGGCCACTTTGGCCACCCTATGCGGCTCCCCGGCCTTGGCAGAGGGTCAGACCGGCGACCCGCGCTACCTCGTCAAGGCGTGGATTCAGAAATACGACAAGAGTTTCGTACACGCGACCGGCTGGTGCGGCACCGGCGACCTTTGCACGCTCAAAGTCGGCGAGCACGATATCCGCATTCGGTTCTTTCTGTCGGGCGAGAGCTACCGCTTGAGCGTGGGCGCAACGCCCGACGACCCCGCCACCTGCTGCGTCTTCGCCAACAGGTCCGAAGAGGTTTTCGTCGGCGGAGGATCGCCACACGCCGAGAAGCTCTATTTTCGGCTCCCCGATGCGCTCGCGGACAAGGGTCGCGTGGAATTCGGCACGCTCTTCATCGCACTCGAGGATTTGCGGTAGCCGGATCATCGACCTATTTGGCCGGATCATTCGACCCATTTGGCCGGATCATTCGACCCATTTGGAAAGTGCCTCTCGCAAAGAGATAGGGCGCATCCGGTTTGGATTGTCCCAAGGCGACCCTTCTTCACCTCTCAGTTGAGGCTCGCTTTTATACGGTTCCTCGTAGACTCTCTTCCGCTCATCGTCGTCCAGCCTGTCCTGCGTCGCCTGTATCGACGAAATAATGCCATTCAAGGCGGATACGCCGTCATGGTTCGAAACCTTCGGCAGCAGGCGCTTCAGCTCCGTTTTTGCGTCCTCCAGATTTCTCTGCAGACCACTCAGTCCCACTCGGGGGCCGGGCGTAAATGCTTCATCGCTCCATGGCTCCTTCGAAAGCCTTCCAAGAGGCTTCCTAAGCCCCTCCGGAGAGTAGGCCTTCCGGCCGTAAAGGGCACCTTGAAGCAAACTCTCCGCGTAGGCTCTCGCATCTTCCGGACTGATGTAGCTGGCATTGGACGCGGCCAGCGTCCGCCGTTCAACCTTGTCAGCCGGGGAACCCTGCCCCAACGAACGTTTCCAGTCGGTCATTATCTTCTCCTCGTTCTCCGCAGCCCGCCCGGCCGTCGCGTCGCGCCTCTGTGTCAACGTCGTTCAAGCGTCTTGCGCCTTGCGATCGGCCGGGCGGCTGCGGGGCGGCCGGTGATGCCGCCAGGGCCGCAGCGCCGCGCATCCTTTCGGACGCCTCAAGGTCGCTGTTCCGTTCAGGCGCATCACCGGCCGCATACGGCGCCGCGCCGCAGCGTGAGACGCGCGGCGGCTGCCGTAATCCGTTGTTTGACGATGGTTTGATAAGCTCATCCGGCAATCAGCCGCCGGAATCGAAACGGCTGCCGAAGCAGCCGCCGTGTCAGGACAAAATTCCTATCCTTGATTTACGGAATAATCCGATTCACCTCGCCCTTGCAAGAGCCGGCAAAGGACAAAGCTTCCGATCGCCCATTTAGCGACAGCAATTTTGCCCGCCGCCGCTCACGCCTTGCCCGCCCAGACCCCGCAGCCCGCACCTCCCCTGGCCTTGGTCGCCGTGGGATTGCCTCACGCCGCGAGCACGCAAATCCGGCTCAAGCCGTTGTTGTACGAACGTATATTATAATTTTCTTGCATAAGACAAAGCCCTCTGCTTCAATCGAAAACGGGTCGATGCTCAAGGGGCTTGGGCATGATTATACTGGTGGAAATCTCCGCAAGCAGAGCGACGGAAGAGCGATCGCGCCTTTGAGGCCGATGGCGAGCCGATGCGCGTGCCCAGGGAAGCCATTGCCTGACCTGCCGGTAAAAAACGCGTGAGCGAGGCTAGAAAAACCGGCAAGCCGATAGATATTTATACTTGTAATGCCAAGAAATGACGGTGCGGCGCATATATTTTAGTCTTTGATAACCCCATGGCTCCCGGACCGATACCGGGGGAACCAGACAAGCCCTCCACGCATTTGCCTTCCGACAGAAGGAGTTTCAGTCATGCGTAATCACTGGATCTATGTTGCTTTAGGATTTGTTGCCGGCGCCGGCCTGTTTCTCGCCACCTCCTGGCAGCGCACGCCGCCGACCGGGATGCCGACGGTAAAACTCGAAAAGACAGACCGCGTCCAGGGCCCCGCCGTCCAGGCCTCGTTCGTCATGGAACGCTTCGGCCCCGCGCGCTCGGTGGAATAGCCGCCGCGCAGCCAGTCCTTGAATTGAATCCGCATAGCAATCGGCCGGAAAGCACGCTGGCGCTTCCGGCCGATCGTGTTGTGGCGTCGTCTGTCGCAGCCGAGCGTGGAAGATTTCATCGCCGTGTTGCCGTGTCGAGCAGCGGTGACATGAACATTTTTGCTCGCCGAACGTTTCCTTGCAGCCTGCAACAGTGCATGCGCCCAAAAGTACGGAGGACTGGCAATGATTCCTGTCCGGCGTGCCAGGATGATCGAGTGGATCGCAGTGGTTGCCGCATTCGCTCTCGTCGCGGCGTTAATGATCGCAACGCTGCTCCCCTGATCGACGTCGCCGTTCAGACAATGCCGGAAAATTTCCGCTGCTCGCGGATGTAAGCGACTGCCGCAGCCTGCAGGGCTCTGCACTCCTCCTCGAACCGGAGCAGGGTCTCATCGTCTTTCTCGGGAGAGCATCGCATGGCATCGCGCCGCAGGCACGCATGCTCGTACACCTCGCACAGATGCAGGAATACGAGATCCTGCATCATCCAAGGACTGTCTCGCAATTCAGGGGCTGCCAAGAGCAGCCTGGCCATCCCTGCCTTCTGCAAATCCAT